TCCCTCGCCCGCGCCCAAGTGCTCGCCGCTGTTGCGCGTCGGGTGCAGCTACAGACTTGTTCCGTCTTAGGAGGCAGCCATGACGGCAACCGTGCCGGTGCTTTATTACGTGTGCCCGTCGCGTCGCAAATACGCGATCGTCGACTCGTTCAACCGCATTTACATCCCGGGAACGACGCGCAAATATGCGCGCGGCAAGCACGGCGGCATCGATGTCGGCGGGACGCTCGGGCTCCTCCTCGCCGGCACCGTCGCCGGGATCACGCGCAATCCGCACTTCGGCTCCGCGTACGGCAATCAGATCTCGATCGTGCGCTCGGGCGGCTCGGGCGCTTTCCTCGCGCACCTTCGCTACGCGGTGAAGACGGGCGTCAACCACACGGCGACCTCGGGCATCGCGCAGATGGACACGACGGGGCAGGTCACCGGCTGTCACTGTCACTACGAATGGCACCCGGTCTGGTACGACTGGCGCAACATCCTCAACCCGTACGCGCAGCTCGAGGCGGCACGTCGCCGGCTGCTCGCGGTTCCGCGCGCCGGCGCACCGCGCGAGCTCGAGCGCAAGATCCGAAAGCTGACGCTCGTTCCGACGCGCGAGATCTTCGAGCTGCACGAGGCCGCCGAGGGCCCGACGAAAGACGACGTCGACCTCATGCTCGAGGAGAACCACGACTGGTTCGACAAGGCCGACAAGTGGCACCGCGACAACGTGCGCACCATTCGGCGCAAAGCGAGGGCGGCCGCATGAACGACAAAGTCACGATTCGCATGGTGGTCGGCGGCCTGATCTTCATCGCGATCGCGCTCATCTTCGTGCTCGGGTTCGCCAACATCGACGCGACGAGAACGACGGCGCTGATCGGTGCGCTCGGCACGACGATCGGCGCGGTCGGCGGGATCCTCGCGAAGACGTCGACGGAGCCGATGCCGACCGTCATCCTCAACTCGAAAGAGATGCCGGTTCCAACCGATCCACAAGACGGAGGTCACCAATGACGCGCAAACATGGTCTCGGCCGGCTTCTCGCACCCGATAACCGCGACCGGCGCTTTCCCATGGGAGCCATGGTGAAGCCGGTCCCGGAGCAGTCGATCATGCACCGGCCCGGCCGCGTGCTCGATCAAGGCCAGACGTCGAGCTGCGTCGGGCACGCCTGGCGCGCGTGGCTGGAGGCCTCGCCGATCCGCGAACGACCGACCGAATCCCTCGACGCGCTGCAGATCTACGCGCAAGCCCAGGAGCTCGACGAGTTTCCGGGCATCGAACCGGAGATTCAAGGGTCGTCGGTGCGCGCCGGCGCGATGCTGATGCAAAACATCGGCAGGGTTCAGGGCTACGCGTGGGGCTTTCACACGCGCGACGTCGTGACCTACCTGATCGAACGTGGTCCCGTCGTGCTCGGCCTCAACTGGTACGCCGGGATGGACGCACCTGATTCCCGCGGAATCGCCCATCTCGAAGGAGACGTCGAGGGCGGCCACGCATTCCTCTGCTACGGCTTTCATCTCGACGAGCAGCTCTTCCGCTGTCAGAACAGCTGGGGACGCGAATGGGGGCACTCGGGTCGGTTCTGGCTTCGCCGCGACGATCTCGAGCGACTCATCGCTGAGGACGGCGAAGTGTGCGGCGCCGCCGAGCTGCCGCTGATCCGCTTGAAGAAAGAGGCCGCATGAAGCCGCGCAAGATCCAGATGGAAGACGTCGAGTTCCACCACGGCCGGTTGCGAACGTTCAAGTGCCCGCCGGGCTGGGACGACTGCGACGACATCGACGTCCTCCAGCAGGAGCACAAGCTGATGATCCCGTGGGAACTCGACGAGGCCGATCGCACGACCCTGGAGAACGGCGGCACGCTCTGGCTTCACATTTACGGCGGCGGGATGCCGCCGGTCGATATCACGGCGGCCTACGAGCCGGCTGACCGCGCACGGAACAGCGCGCCGTGAGCCTGCTTCGTTCACTCGCCGGTTTTCTTCCCCGCAAAGCCGTTGCGCTCGTCACGTGCCGGCGTGGAAAGCATCGCTGGCGACGGTTTCAGTTGGGCCACACAACGGCGGACCGGTGCACGCGATGCAATGCGTGGCGCAGCGACGCGGACGTTCGTTGAGGGTTGATTATCTCGCTTAAGGGAAGATAGACGAGTGACCCTCCTGCCCGTGACGCCCTCGCCTTTCGGCGGGGGCGTTTTTTCATAGGCCGAGCAGCTGCTTCTTCTTCGCGTCGAACTCGTCCGACGAGATGACGCCGGCGTCGCGCAGCTCGGCGAGCTTCTTGAGCTGGTCCATGGGATCCAGCGGCGCGACGACCGCAGCCGGCCCCGAGCGCGACGCGTTGACCTTCTCGCGAATCGCGTGCGCGATCGTCTCGATGTCATCCTTGGGAACCATCGACACGTGGGTCTGGTCGCCCGCGGCGTTGATCGTGAGGTTGCCGCCCATCATTCCGCGCTTGTGATCGACCGATGCGATCATCGCGTACGCGAAGTCCTGCATGTCGTAGCCGCCGACCTTCTTCGTGAAGAGCACGAGTCGGCGATCGGTGACGGCGATCGTTCCGTTGCGTTCGGTGTTGGTCCCCATCCGGCGGACCTTGATCATGCCCGTCGTCGCTTCCTCGATGCTCTCGCCCGGCACCAAGACGGGGGCCAGGTCCCCCAAAATCTGCTGGCGCTTCTTCTCGCTCAAACCCACGATCGACCTCCTTCGAACCCGTGTGAACGAACCGAAATTAACGTCCCGAGCAAGCACGGCGCCAGGGGAATGTGCACTAAAATGCACAGCAGTCCGGTTGACCTCCGGGCTGAACCATGTGAGCGGACCCGGGGCCTTCGTGGCTCCGGGTCTTTTTTTGTCACGAGTTTGTCACGAGTTGTCACGGGGACCCGTAAAAACGCTCCGGGAGCGTCCGGGAGGAATTGTGGCGCTGACCTGGTAATCTGCGTGCGTGAAAGGGAGCCCGAGGGGCGCTCCGGGAGCTTCTGGCTACCTTGCCAAGGTGCAGGTCGCCGGTTCGAATCCGGTCGCCCGCTCAGATGAAAGCCCAGGTCAACGGCCTGGGCTTTCGCATTGCGGGCGCGCGCCGACAAATTCTTGTCACGGATTTGTCACGGATCCTGGACGCGGAGCCCTCTGACCTGTACGTTTCGTGGTGCTCACACGGTCGATTCATCGGAGGTCACCATGGCTCGCATCGAGCCCGCCGGACGCGGGTACAGAGTCCGCTATTACGCGGACGGCAAGCATCGCTCCTCGGAAACGTTCCCCACACTGAAGGCCGCGAAGGCCTTCGCCCAAGACGTCGAGGTCGACAAGCGCCGCGGCAACTGGCGCGACCCGAACGCCGGCAAGGAAACGCTGCGCATCATTTGGGACGCGTGGGTCGCCGACGTCGAGGACAACATCGCTCGCTGCCGGGTGCGCGGTGAAGAGCCGCGGCCAGGTGAGAAGACGCTCAAGAAATGGCAGTCGGTCTGGCGAACCCACATCGCCAAGCCGCTCGGGTCGAAGCCTATCGCGAAGATCACCCGCGGCGACGTCAAGCGAGTCCGCGACCGGATCGCTTCGCCGCATCAGGCGAACGAAGCGTTGAAGGTGATCCACCTGCTCCTGCAGCGCGCCGTCGATGATGAGCTGATCGCGGAGAACAAGGCGCACCGCGTCGAGCACCGCGAGCTTCCGTCACGGTCGGAGCCGCGCGTGCTGCAGCCCGACCAGATCGACCAGCTCGCCGACGCCGTCGGTCCCGACTGGCGCGCGCTCGTGTACCTCGCCTGCTACGGCGGGCTGCGACTCTCGGAGGCCTTCGCCGTTCGCTTCGAGAAGATCGACTGGTTGCACCGGCGCGTGAAGATCGACTCGGCCATCGTCGACGTCGCCGGCCAGAGCATCACCAAAACCATCAAGACACGTGCGAAGGGTGAGCGCTGGGTCGACTATCCGTCGTTCGTCATCGACGAGCTGGCGGTGCACTGCGAGCGCAAGGGGATCACCGATGGTTTGTTGTTCCGTTCGCGCGCCGGCACCGCGGTCGGACACGGCAACTTCTACACCCGCGTTTGGTCGCCCGCGCTCGAGACGCTCAAGTTGAAGGGCAAGTTCACGGCGCGCGAGATGCGCCACACCGGCGCGTCGCTGGTGATCGCGGCCGACGGTACGCTCAAAGACGTCGCCGATCGCCTCGGCCACACGACGACGATCATGGCGGACCGGCTGTACACAAAGCTCTACGATGAACGCAAGCGTGATCTCGCCGATCGGATTGGAGCGCTGCGCAAGGTGAAGAGCTCGTGAGCTCCGCCGACGAAGTTCTTGTTGGGCCCGGCACGCCGGCATTCGAGTTGCCGGGAATTCGTGGCCTCGTGCGCGCGACGCGCGACCTCAAGTTCTCACGCCGCCCGGACGGCGGTTTCGACGTCGAAGCGCTCGAGATCCTCCCGTCGCCGCTCGAGGCGCTCGAGCGCGGGTGGCTGATAGAGCATCGCGTCGAGAGTCTCCCTGCTTTTGATAACGCGAATGCAGGACCGCCCAACCAGTCCGAACTGTGAACACGCCCGCGGCGTGGTGTGTCGTTTGCCGGATGCCGACGACGTCGGTCGCCCACGCGACTCACGAATTCTCGGAAGCGCTCTATCAGTTTCGTGTATCTGTGCACCGGGCGCTGCCGCGCGTGTTGCAACGCGTTTGGACACCGCGTCCATGGACATCGGGCCAAAACGGCGTCACCGCACGGCCTTCCACGTCATTTCGTCGACCGCCTCACGAATAAAGTCGAAGCCGCCGGGTGGGCGGCAAATCGCGAGCACGGCGAGGATGTGCTCGAGGCGCGGTTTGGTGCGAGCGGATTGCCAGGCGTAGATCATGTCGGTGCTGATCGCCATCCCGCGCGCGTCGAGCTCCGCGGCGAGCTCGTCTGGACGCAGGCCCGCGTACTTCCGCGCCGAATCTAGGATGAGTCCAAGCTTCTCGTAATTCACGACCGTCGGCCGTGCTCGGCGACCGCCCGATTCTCCCCGTGGCATCCCTGCGTCCTCAATCGTCGGTCTAACTGCTCTCGTTGGATGCCTATTGTCTCGGCATTCTCACCATTTACAAAGTGCACAGAGTAGTTAAAGAAACGGCAAGAGACATGGTTTTCCCACATCAACGGGCCGATTAGATACGAAATTTCCCGTTCTTGCCCTGGCGAACCGCATCGTTTACAACTGCGTCAGCAATCAGCCAAAAGGCCGAGTGACGTTCGGCCAAACGGACCAAAGGGATTCGAGGAATGCAACTTCGCGTACTGCCCAGCGCGCTTAAGCGCAGGCGTCTGGAACGAGCCTGGACCCAGGCGGAGCTCGCTCGTCACGCTGGCGTGCACGCCTCCTCGGTCTCCCGGCTCGAGCAGGGAGCCGAAGTCACCCGGCCCTCGGTCATCGGAAAGATCGCCGGCGCGCTCGACTGCCGGGTCGCCGACATCGCCGAGGTCGTCGAGGACGACGTCCCCGAGAAAGCGGCCGTATGAAAACCGATCCGACTCGTCTCGCGCTGCGTCCCGAAGAGGTCGCCGTCGCGCTCGGCATCGGAAAGAACCGAGCGTTCGCACTCATCAACAGCGGCGTCATTCCCTCCCTCGTCATCGGCGAGCGCCGGTTCGTGCCGGTGCGTCTTCTCGAGAAGTGGCTTGAGGAACAGGCGCTCGGCAATCAGCAGATCCAATCGTCCCAGTAGCCCTATGCCCGGAGGTCGATTCACCAATGGCGACGATCCTGTCGGCGCGATCGAGATCGCGTCGCGTGTGCAACGCAACGTGTCACCGCTCGACGTCGACGCGGTGCACGTGCATCTGCGGCGGCCGCTACCACGGTCTCGGCGCGAAAGGTGCCTCGGCGCGCCTGGCCCAAGACATCATCGAGGGCGTGTGGGGCCCGGATCTGCAACGCAAAGCGGATCTGTACACACGCCACGAGCTCGACGGCTCGCTCGCGGTCAGTCCTCGCGGAATCCGCGTCATCGAAAGCGCGATCTCGTGAGACGCGTCGTGCCGCTCAGCGAGCTCGCCGCGCACGCGACGAAGCGCCGGCACCGCACGACGTCGGCGCGCCGGCATGATTCCGGCCGAATCGCATGCGCGAATTGCGGTCGCGTCTTCAACGTGCTCCGCGGCGAGGCGCTGTCGATCGGGGGCGGCATGCACGTGTGTCGCAGGCCGTGCACCGACTTTCCGATCGGTGATCCGGACGCGCTCGCCGAATTGCTGCGCTCGCGAAAGGCGGCGCGGTGAACGCGACTCGCGAGACCATCACGATCGCGCTCAAAGCGCCGTCCGTCTTCGACTTCCAGCGCGACGGAGCGCCGGCGCAGGGCTGGAACTTCGTCAGCGCCGATCGCAAGCGCAAGTTCGTGTGCTTCGACGCCAAGCTCGTCGACGCGTTCGAGAAGGCGAAGCTCGAGGACGTCGAGCGCCAGTACATCGTCGCGCCGCCGTCGGATCCGAAGAAGGATCCCATCATCTTCGAGATACCCGGGATCTACGAGAAGAAGAAGGGCGGCGGCGGAGCACGTGGCCCGATGCTGACGGACAAACAAGCCGCACTTTTCTCCGCGATCAACGCGTTCAACGCTCTGCAGTTGGATCCACCTGGTCCGTACCAGGGACCGACCGACGTACTGATGGCCCTCGCCGATCAATTTCACGCATGGCTTTGCGGCACGCCAGCCGCAAAGGAGCCGTCTGTGCGCGTCCCCCGCGCGACGGCTTCAACCTCCCACGCCGGAACGCCGGCGAAACCCACACCCGCCGGCGTTCCGGCCCATCCCAAGGCGATCGCGCGGATCCGCAAGCTCGTCGAGGCGGATCCGGAGTGGGACGTGCTCGACAAGATCTACGCGAAGTACGGCGTCTCGACGCTCGAGGAGCTGACCGGCGAGCAGGCCGGCGAGGTCGAGACGAAGCTCGTCGAGCGTGCGCAGAAAGCGAAGGAGGCGGCCGTCAATGGGTGAGCTCGTCCAGGCGGCCGCCGGATCCGAAACGATCGGCATCCAGCGCAACGGACAGCGTTTGCGCGGCTTTTGCTCGGCGTGCGGTGTGCACGGACCCGTCACGTTGTTGCGAGAGCGCGCCTACGAGTGGTGTCTGCGCCACGCAGACGAGCACGAAGCACGCGGCGAGGTCACGTGGGATCCCAAGGAGGCGCGCAGCTGATGGCGATCTCCATCTTGCGCGGCGTGCTCGAGGCCTCGGCGACGAAGGGCTCGACAAAGCTCGTGCTGATCGCGCTCGCGAACCGCGCGAACAAGTCCGGCGCCGCCTGGCCGTCGCTGCAAACGATCTCCGGCGATTGTGGGCTGAGCGTGCGTCAAGTCCGTCGCGCGCTGCGCCAGCTCGAGCTCGCCGGCGAGATCGAAACGACGCGGAGTCCCGGCCGAAAGTCGAGCACGTACCGGCTGCGCGAACCCGGACATCTTGTCCTCGTTGAACCCGGACAAAATCGACCTCCAACGCGGACAAATGCGTCACTCAACCCGGACAGGATGTCCGCCAATCCTTTTAAAGAACCTAAAGATGATCCTTACGCACGCGCGCGCCTGGACGGCGCGGCGACGCGTGCGTTGCTCTCGGATGCGCTCGCCCTCGTTCGGTCCTCGGTTGCGTCGCGGTCGTTCTCGCCGGCCGGCATGGACTCGCAGCTCCAGCAGATCTACCCGCCCGACGTCGCGCGCACCGCGATGCTCGAGTTCTACCGGCTCACCGAGGGGACCGGAACGTGAACGCGCATTCGCGTATCCCGGCGCCGTGGTGGATCCAGCTCCAAGGCGCGCGCCTCAAGCGCGGCGCTCTTCCGGGTCTGCCGCTGCACGAGCCGGCCGAGGACGTCATCGCGGAATGCGCGAAACTCGGCTTGGACGTCACGGCCTGGCGGATCCGCGCCGACATCGAGCAAGCCGGCGACGAAACGCGAACCGCTCAGCAGGAGGCGCTCCTGTGAGCCGGGTGGTCCGGCGCACCGTCGGCGCACTCGCGTTGCCGGTCGTCGAGTGCCGAAGCTGTCACGGCCTGATTGTGTGGGCCCGGACCGAAGCCGGCAAGCGCATGCCGCTGGACGCCGAGCCGGACGAGACGGCGAACGTTCTCCTCGAGCGCGACCTGACGGGTTTGCAGATCCCGCGCGCGACCGTCTTCCGCGCCGGCGTGCGCGTCGTCGCCGAGCGTCCTGGGACGTCGGTGCACCGTTCGCACTTCGCCACGTGTCCGTTCGCCGCGACGCACCGGAGGCCTCGCCGTGGACGATAACCAGCGCCGCGAAATCGAAGAGCTGCGCCAGGCGACTCGCGAGGCGCACGAGATTCTCAAGGATCTCACGCGCGCACGTCGCGAAACGGAAAAGCTTCTGGCGAGCATTCCGCGGCGGGTCGAAGACGAGATCGGCGAGGCGGTCCGCAAGGGCCTCGAGGGCTATCACGACGTCATCCGCAAAGCCATGGATGCGGCGACCGAAAAGGTCTTCGCGGAGTTCCGCAAGCTCGAGAAGGCTTTCCTCGGTGACGGCAAACGCCGTCCGTCGCTGATCAAGCTCGCGAAGGACGTCGATTCTGCCGGAATCGTTCGAGCGGGCGGGGTGGCCGAGTGAGTCATCGGTGCCCAGTCGACGGCTGCCGCGTCTACGTCGGCGCCGAGCTGTTGATGTGCCGCCGGCACTGGAAGCTCGTCCCGAAGAAGCTCCGCGATCGTGTGTGGCAAGCCTGGCGTGCGATCTCGAGCGGCGGCCGCGATGCGTACGAGCGACACAGCACCGCATGCGTTGAAGCGACGAATGCCGTTAACGAGCTCGTCGCGACGAAGGAGAACGCGTGAGCCTGGACACGTTTGAAACGGTTGGGCATAGCTTCGACGCGCCGATGCTCGGCCGCGCGTTCGAGGACAGTGTCATCCACGACGTGCAAGTCCGTTGCCGCGGCTGCGACGCCGTGTGGACCATCTCCTACGAAAAGAACATGTCCTGTGCCCTTCGTGGTCACAGCTTTGATGTGATCACGAAGAGCGCGACCGGCGAGCCAGTCCAAGTCGTCTGCAGCGTGTGCGGCGGCTTTTGGCGCATCGATCAGCAAAAGGACGCATCGTGATGCGGACTGCGATTGTCGGCGCTCTCGTGCTCGCGAGCTGCACGCCAGCGACGGTGACTCCACGCGAGCTCACCCAACCCGCGGCCATGCCGAGCGATGATCCCAAGGTCTCGCCGCGACCAACGCCGGCGACATCGCGATCGCGCCCGCACAAGAATCACAAGAAATACAAGAATTTGTATTCCGGATCCTGTTTGGCCACGTGGTACGACTACGATGAGCCGCGCACGACGGCCTCAGGACGTGCGTTCAATCCCGGCGCGCTGGAGGCCGCGTCGGTCATCGCGATCGCGCCCGGTGTGCTGATCCCGTTCGGCTCGATCGTTCGCGTCACTCACGACTCGAGATCGGTCGACGTCCGCATTGTCGACCGCGGACCGTTCGGGCCCGGCAGATGCCTTGATCTGACACCCGCAGCCTTCCGCCGGCTTTCGCCGCTATCCGCCGGCGTCATCGAAGTCGACTGGAGGCGGATCGCGTGACGCGCACCGAAGTTTCCGAGGCGCAACGCGAAGCCTGGTGGGGTCCTGAGGACCACGAGCCGCCGGTCACGCACGTGATCACCTGGAACCCAACGCTCCGCGTAACGATCGCGATCGCGCCGTGGGAGGACCCCGACGAGATACTCGCAGCGCGCATGCAGGGATGGGCCGACAACCTCGAAGACGGCCGGGGCGAGTGGTTGACCGAAGTCGCCGAACCGCCCGGCGACGATGTGTTCACACACGAGGTCACCATCACGGGCTCGACGGGTGAAATCCAGGAATTCCAGGAATCGAGGTCGGACGCGTGACGCGCTACGCCGAGGGTACCGAAGTTCCCGCCGATCGCAGCCGCGCGGAGATCGAGAAGATCCTCACGCGCTACGGCGCCGAGTCGTTCATGTACGGCTGGGACCGCGAGTTTGCGGTGCTCGGCTTTCGGTTCGGCGTGAAGATGGTGCGTTTCCGCCTGCCGATGCCGGACAAAGACGATCCGAAGTTTCGGATGACGCCGTCGCGAAAGTGGGCGCGCACCGACGATCAGGCGTACAAGGCGTGGGAGGCCGAGACTCGACAACGCTGGCGCGCACTCAAGCTCGTCATCCAGGCCAAGCTGGAGGCCGTCGAGTCCGGGATCACATCTTTCGAAGAAGAGTTCCTCGCGCACATCGTGCTTCCGGACAACACGACGGTCGGCGATTGGGCGACTCCGCAGATCGAGGATGCGTACAAGACCGGGAAGATGCCGCGACTCCTGCCGGCGCTGCCGAAGCCCAAGCGAGCGAAGAAACACGACGATGAACCGGTCGAAGGCGAGGTCGTCGAATGAACATCCGCGTCGACGTCCGTCACGAAGACCGGTTTGCGTACGTGCTCAGTCGCGTCGAAGTAACCGCGACGATGCCCGACACCGAAACGAATGCGAATGCCGGCCTCGCAGCTGCATTGGCGGCGGCCTCCGGTATCGTCGCGCAGATCTCCGAGACGCGCGTGTTGATCGCCAGCTCGATCAAATGCAATTGGGATGACGGCAACTGGGTGCTCCTCTTCGTGTTCGAAAGCACCGACGAGCAGGAGCGCAAGCCGTGAAGGCGCTGACGCTCACCCAACCATGGGCCACGCTGGTCGCGATCGGCGCGAAGCGAATCGAGACGCGCTCCTGGCGGACGAATTACCGCGGACTGCTTGCGATACACGCGGCGGCAGGGTGGAACGCATCCGATCGGGAGTTCGTGAGGACGGAGCTCGTTCAGACTGCATTCGCCGGGCGCGTTCCGCTTCCGCGTGATCCCGACGCGTTACCACGCGGCGTTGTCATTGCCACCTGTCAGCTCGTCGACTGCGTACCGACGGACGATCTGGATCTCGATTTGGGTGAGGAACGCGCCTTCCGCCGCATCGGTGGATACGAGAACGGTGAGGATCTCTATTGCTGGTGCTCTGAACGGGACTACGGCGGTCGTGCGTGGGAGCTCGACGAACGTGAAATCGCCTTCGGCAACTTCACGCCCGGTCGATTTGCGTGGCTGCTCGACGATCCCGTCGAGCTCTATGAACACGTTCCCGCCAAGGGAAAGCTCATGCTCTGGGATTGGGAGTATCCGCGATGACTCCCGACCAGCTGCGCACCCATCGCGAGCTCGAGTACTTGCGCGTCGCCGGCCGGACGCGTAGCCGGTATCGCCGCAAGCTCCCGCGCGCTCGTTGGCTCGCGTTGCAGCGCCGTCTCGAGATCGCACGCCGAAAGCTGGAGCAAGCGCGATGAAACAAGAACAGCAGATCGCCGCGACGAACGGTCACAAGGTGTTCTCGATCGCCGACCTCGCCGATCTAGTGCAGATCCGCTGCTTCGTCTGTCGCGGCCGCGGCGCGCAGCTGCAGACGATCGCGGAGCTCGAGAAGAAGCCGCCGGCGCCGGCGACGTGCGGGCAGTGCAACGGTCACGGAACCGTCTGGCAAAAGGCGGCGCCGTGATCATCACCGAGAAGGATCTCGACGCGTGCGTCCGCGATCTCGCGCGCCTCGGCGGGTGGCGTATTTATCACACGTTCGACAGTCGCCGCTCGAGCGCGGGATTTCCGGATCTCGTTCTTCTGCGCCCGCCGCGTTTGGTGTTCGTCGAGCTCAAGAGCGATCGCGGTCGGGTGAGCGACGAACAATCCGCGTGGCTCGACGATCTCGAGCAGTGCGGCGTCGAGGCCTACATCTGGCGACCTGATGATTGGCCAGAGCGAATTTCAAAGATGCTGTCCCGCAACGGCGGACCGGCGAAATGAAGCGGGGGGGGGGGGCTTCTAGACGTGCTTGGAGAGTGTGCACGATCAATCGGAAGTGCGACGTGGATCGAGCTCGGCGACCGGGCCGCGGTGCTGCTGTTCTACGAAAACGAAGGTCGCACCCTGTGGTTCGGAGGGCTGGTGTGAGCGCGCCAGGCATGGTCGACGCTCGTTTGCTGCACGAGGCGCAGGCCCTCGGGCTCGAGATCGACATCGACGAGACGCAAGAAAGTCTTGCTGCACGCGTGGCCGCGGCGATCGCGGCGCGCACCGAGAAGGAGGACGCGATGTCCGAAACGGCAATTCAAGAAACTCAAGAATCTCAGGACGATGCAGAGCGCCGCCCGATCAAAACGGTGATCCCGGCGTGGCGCGATGACGTAGAGGACGGTCGACCGGAGCCGGACGTCACGCGCGAGGCCTTGATCGATCAGGAGCGCAGGCTGCTTCACGGGCAAGAAGAGCCGCCACAAGAACCCGTCCGGATGAAGGGATGGATCATCGAGCGCCGCCAGCGCGTGCTCATGCCCGAGGACGCTTCGTCGCAGGAGATTCGCCAAGCGATCACCGCGCGACGCGACGTCGCCGGAGCGATCATCATCGAAGACGAGCTCGAGGTTGTCCCGACCGTCGTCTCGATCGAGCGCATCGATGACGTGCCGGTCGCCGAGCCACCGGCGGAGGACGAGATCCCGGCCGCGGGGCAGTCGTACGCGAGCCTTCGGCGAAACGATCAGCAGACGGCGCAATGCGAGGCGTGTGGGAAGGATCTGCAGCACGGAACGCAGATCGTCCTCGCGAACGTGTACGTCGACGGCGTGTGGTCCGAGATCCAGCGCTTTCACCGCGACTGCTACGACAGCGCTGGCTGGCCGTACGGCAAGCCGAAAGGACACGTGATTCCGGGCGCAGCTCGCAAGAAGATCGCGGTCTCGCCGTTCAGCGGCAAAGCGATGAATCGCACCGCGGCCACGCCGGCGAAAGGCAAGCACGTCTGCGAGAAGTGCGGCAAGACGTTCCAGAACGCGAGCGGTCTCGGCGGACACAAGCGCACGCATGGGGGTGCCCGGTGAGCAATCTTCCCCTGAACGTGCTGGATCCGGCACCGGACAACATCCGGACCGACCTCGGCGATCTCACCGAGCTCGCCTCCTCGATCGCCTCGCTCGGGATTCTCGAGCCGCTCGTCGTGACCACGGCGGAGAACGGACGCTACCAAGTCGTTTGCGGTGCGCGCCGGCTGGCGGCCGCGATCGCGGTTGGACTCGAGAGCGTTCCCGTCGTCGTGCGCGAGTTCAGCGAAAGCGAGCGCCTCGAGGCGATGCTGATCGAAAACTTGCAACGCGCCGACGTCAGCGCGGAGGAAGAAGCACGCGCCTATCAGCGATTGATCGACGCCGGCCTGACGCAGCGACAGCTGTCGGAGCGCGTCGGCCGTTCGCAGTCGCACATCTCAAAGCGGCTCGCGCTTCTGGATCTGCCGCCGGCGGCGCGCTCGAGCCTCGATTCCGGCCGAATCACGATCGACGACGCGCTCGCCCTCACCAAGCTCAAAGAGCACCCGGCGCAGATCAAGGAGATCCTCGCCGACAAGTATCTCGATGCCGGTGAGATCGGTTACGAGGTAAACCGTCGCCTCGACGACATCAAAGCGGAGCAGAAATCGGAGAAGGCGCGCGCCGAGCTTGAGGAGAAGGGCATCACCGTCGTCAAGTGGGAGAAGGCGACGAATCCCACGTCGAAGATGAAGATGATCACCGCACGTTACGGCGCCGCCGATCTCGCCCTCGACGTGCGCAAGCACGCCAAGGAACCCTGTCACGCAGCCACGGTCGGCAAGAATTTCGACGCCGGCAAGGTCTTCTACGTCTGCACTGATCCAGCGCGCCACACGAAAGCCGGCGCGAGCACGCTCAAGGCCAAGACATCGCCGGCGCGCGTGGGCGATTCTTACGCCGCAAAGCAGCGTGCGGAGGCAAAGCTGCGCAAAGAAGCCGGCGCCGCGCGATCAGCCGTTCTGAGCCAGATCCTGCAGGGCAAGATCGCGACGAAGGACGCACTCGAACACGCCGGATGGGCGCTGCTCGAGGAGCTCTCGACCGACCTCGCCCGCGTGACGTGTGAGCTGCTCGAGATCCCTGCCAAAACCAAAGAGAAATACCCCAACTATCCGAAGTGGGTCCGCACGTACGCGGCGAAGAGCCCGGCGCAGTTCCTCGAGGCCGTGGTGGCGGCCGCCTTCGCAGTACCGGAGTCGCATCTGCGCACGGCGTATCGATCGTGGACCGGCACCGACGTCGCCCGGCACTTTGCGCTGCTGAAGGCGCGGGGATACGAACCGACGGCGTTCGAGACGAAGCAGCTGAAGGCCGCAGCCAAGAAGCGCACCGACGATGAGGCGATCCACGCTCTGCACGACGACCGCGAGGACGAATCGTGAGGCTCACGCGCGAAGAGCAGGAACAGTACGACGCTTTCATCGACGACGTCCGAAAGAACACGCTGCAGCAGATGGCCTCTTCGGCGTTCGTGATCAGCCTGGTCCCAAAAGGCGATGTCGACGTGAAGTTCGCCGTCGAGCTCGGACTAGCGATCATGCTCGACAAGCCGATCATCGCCGTGGTGATGGCCGGCGGAAAGATCCCGGCGCGGCTGCGCAAAGTCGCCGACATCGTCGTCACGCTCAGCGAGGATCTTGATACCGAGGCCGGCCAGCGCGAAACACAAAAGAAGCTCACCGATGCGATGCGATCCCTCGGTGTCGGAGATCGCGGATGATCGCAAGCGTCGTCAGCCAAAGAGCTCTCGCCGGGCTCATGCTTGGCGGCATCGCTTTCGTGCTGATCGGCGCCGCCGTGGTCCTCGTAGTCGATCTCGTTTCGAAGTTGCGCCGCCGGCGCGTCTGGAGGTCAAGACGCACGTGAAGCGGCTCGCACGCGCCGAAGATCTGCCCCGGGAGATCTACGACATCCTGATCGAGCTCGCCGATCTCCGGAGAATGCCCGCGGAGATCTTCGATTTGTTGAAGCAGCTCGCCTGGTTGCAATTTCGCGCGGAAGCCGCCGCGCCGACGACGAGCCCGGGAACGATCGGCGCGTTCAGCGAATGGAGCGCACAGGTCACCCCGGACGCCGGCAACCGGCGCTACCGCGTGGCGCGCAAACGCATCCTCTCCCGGATCCGCCGCGTCGCCGATTACGCGTGGGAAGTTGTGAACGATCAACCGACGGAATACGGGCCTCGGTGTCCGTCATGCGGCACCGGCCAGCGTCGCCAAGCGCGTCACTGCGACCAGTGCGGCTCGCCGTTGGAGGCCGCGTCGTGACAAGCCTCGAGTTCAAACCAGGCGACCGAGTTCGCTACCTCTACAGCGACTTGAAGGGCGTCGAGGGGACGATAGAGCGTCGCTGTTTCACGTCGTGGGGCGACTGGTTTGTGCGTTGGGATACGGGTCAGGTGCTTGAAGCAGCCGAGGGCAACATGGTTCTCGTCAAGGAGGAGACAAATGAAAAAGATTCTGATGGTGGTCACGCTACTTCTCGCTCTCGGGGCGTGCACGAGTGACGCTGACGTGGTATCGCACAACCTCTCGAAGGCGGCAGACCAGTTTCAAGTTCAGCGCCGAATCATCTTCTACAACGGCATCACCGGTGATTACATCATGACGCTGGAAGGACTGTGCTCGCTCGGCAACCACGATCCGGTGCGCGAGTTGTCGGTGACGTGCAAGACGGGACCGAACGAGTACAAGAAACACTTCCTCGGATTGAGTGACAACGTGACCTATTTCGCCGAGCAGCTCGAAGGCAAGAACGTGTCGAAGTACCACTACAAGGTCGTCTTCAAGCCCGAGACGATCGTGCCGGACGTTGACGTTCGGTGATCTTCTCGGGTCGAGCCTCTAGTTAGATGCTTGTTAGAGCTGCCTCGATAGTCACGCTGGACGCGATGCCGTGTGTGCTGGACAAACGCAACAACCGCCCGTATTTTGGATCTAGAGTTCCCCAGGCGTGTCGCTCGGGGAGCTTTTTGTTTTGTTCGGAGGACGATTCGCGATGCCGCGCCGACCCCGCCGCAAGTGCACCACGCCCAGCTGTGAGCAGCTCGTCGAAGGAGGCGGACGCTGCGACGAGTGTCGCCGGCGCGCCGATCGATTGCACAAGAAGCGTCAGACGTACCGGAGCTACGGCGGGATTTGGCCGAGCGTCCGGCGACGTGTCCTTCGCGAGCAGCCGTTCTGCGCGGTCGTCGATTGTTACGAGGCACCGACCGAGGTCGACCACATCGTGCCGTTGCGTCACGGCGGAACGCACGCCCGGCCCAATCTTCAAGGATTGTGCGGTCCGCATCACCGCATGAAGACGGCGAAGGAGCAAGGTTTTGGAGGACCGCCCCGAACTTGAACCCCTGGTCCAGAAGTGGTCAGAAATTCTCGGACTGGGGGGGTGGAAAATAAGTGCCCGGTACATTCGGTACCACGAGACCTCGAAGCATGGCCGCTCCTCCGAGGTCGAACTAGGCCCACTTTGTTTGAGCGCGAAGATCACGATCGTCGAACCAAGCGATCGAGACCCATCGTGGGTCGATCAAGTTTCCGTCGAACAAAGCATGGTGCACGAGCTCCTGCACATTGTTCTGTTCGCCTGGGACTGCGTCGACGGAAGCGACAACGATGGATTGCGGGAGCAGGCCATCGTCCGCCTCGAGCGAGCTTTGTTTGGTCTGGGTTCGGCCCTACCCCCGATGGGGGTGGGGTACCAATGGTAAACGGGGAGCTCTAGGACCACCGGGGAGGCTTCCGCACGCGGCCGCGAAATTCGCGAAATCGCCTAATTTGCAAAAGGCCCTTGATTCCGGCGGAATTTGTTGAGGGAAGGTTGCTCGTGGCGTCCTCCAACCTCGTTCTCGAGATCCGATTCGAGCATCTCGGCGTGCAGGAGTTCGGCGTGTGGTGCGATCACTGCCTGCTCCCGAGCGTCGGGCGCTTTCCCGGGATCCTGTACGTCGGCCGCCAGGCGCAGCTCGTCGACTTGGAATTCTGCTCCGACTGCGGGCGCTCCGATTTCCGCGTCCACCGGCCGTTGTCACGCAGCGGGGAGGAGGAGCGTGGCTCTCGTCGACCGGATGCAAGCAGCCAATGAGCTCGGCGACGAGCTGCTCTTCGACGACGAAGCGCGCCAGTACGCAGATCTCCAATTGAAGGTCGATCTTCTCGCCGAGTTCCGGGCGATCCGGATGGCGCTCGAGAAGATCGTGTCCAAGCTGTAAACCACGAAGGGGGCGATCCCCTTTCGGGACACTGAAGGATCGCGAGCGATTCGCGACGGCGCGCCGCGCCGGGTGACCCAGTGGCAAAACGCGGCCGTAAGCCCAAGCCGCCGCATCTCAAGCTCATCGAGGGAAACCCCGGCAAGCGCCCGATCCCGGAACTGCCGCAGGCGCCGTCCGGCGCGCCGAACGAGCCGACATGGTCGGACGTCTTCGGTCGCGGCAAGCCGCTCGAGCCACTTCGCAAGGCCGCGGCGCGCGAGTGGAAGCGCGTCGTCCCGATCCTTGACAACCTCGGGTATCTCTCGCCGATCGACGTGCGGATCCTGACGGACTACTGCGTGTGCGTGGCGCGGCTGGAACAGTGCGAGCGCGAGATCACGACGCGCGGTCTGCTTGTCGAGACGCCGAGCGGCTTTGCTCGAAACCCGGCGATCACGCCGGCGAACCAGTACCGGCAACAGCTCCGCTTCTACCTCAGCGAGCTCGGACTCGGGCCCTCGAGCCGCGGCCGCTTGCCGATCCCGATCACGCCCGGCGATGACGCAGCAGACGCGGACGCCAGCATCTTCGACTAAGGCGCGTCCGAAGAAGAAGGCCGAACCGCACGCAGCTCGCCGGCGCAAAGGGCCAATGCCGCCGCGGCCGCCGGCCCACGTACCCAAGCCGTATCTCGTCACGCCGGCGCCGACAAACGTCGAGGGTGCGTGGTTCGACTGGTCCGAGGTCGAGCGCGTCATTCACTTCTTCGGATTGCTCCGCCAAGTCACCGGGCGGCGCTGGCGCGGGAAGTCGTTTCAGCTCCTCGAGTGGCAAGTCTGGTACGTCATCGCGCCGATCTTCGGATGGCGCGACGCGAACGGAAACCGGATCGTTCGCACTGCGTGGGTCGAGATTCCGCGAAAGAACGGCAAGAGCACCCTTGCCGCCGGAATCGCGCTCTACTTGCTCTGCGCCGATCGCGAGCCCGGTGCGCAGGTTTACGCCGCAGCCGGTACGAAGGATCAAGCGCGTGTCGTCTTCGGCCCGGCGGCCGACATGGTGCAGCTCTCGCCGGCGGTCCGTAAACGCGTCGACGTCCAGAAGAGCCTCCTGCGGTATCCCAAGACGGGCTCGATCTTCCGCGTGCTCAGCGCGGACGCACCGTTCCAGCACGGCCTCGACGCGCACGGTGTCATCATCGACGAAGTTCACGCCCACAAGAAGCGCGATCTCGTCGACGTGCTCGAAACCGCGACCGGATCGCGCGAGCAGCCGCTCGTCGTCTTCATCACGACGGCCGACGCCGGCGACGAGTTCTCGATCTACGCGGAGAAGCGCGAGTACGCCGAGCTCATCGCGAGCGGGCATCACAAAGACCCGACTTTTTACGCCGTCATCTACGCGGCGGATCCGAAAGACGACTGGACCGACGAGCGGACCTGGGAGAAGGCAAATCCCGGGATCGACGTCACCGTCAAGCGCGAGTACCTGCGCACCCAAGCCGAAGGCGCGCAGGTCCGGCCGGCGTTCCAGAACACGTTCAAGCGTCTGCATCTGAACCTTCGCACCAAGCAGACCGCACGCTGGTTCGACATCGGGATTTGGGACGACGGCGACGCGGCGATCGACGAGGAGCGGCTCAAGGGCCGCGATTGTTTCGGCGGCCTGGACCTCTCGGCGACGCAAGACATCACGGCGCTCGAGCTCGTTTTCCCGGGCGTCGAGCAGGACGCGCTCGGGCCGATCGATTGGGTGCTGTCGTACTTCTGGATGCCCGAGGAGAACGTCGACCACCTGACGGAATACACGCACGTCCCGTACCGGCGCTGGGTCGACGAAGGCTGGATCGCGACGACCGAGGGCAACGCGATCGATTACGACGTTGTCCGCGACGAGATCTTGCGTCTGCGCAAACGCTTCAAGATCCGGTCGATCGGATTCGACCCGTGGAACGCCTTTCAGGTCGCCCAGGAGCTCGAGGCGAAGGGTCTCGAGATGGTCGAGATCCGCCAGGGCTTCGCGTCTTTGTCTCCGCCTTCGAAAGAGTTCGAACGCCGGCTGCTGCGCAAGCGATTGCGGCACGGAAAGAACCCGGTGCTGCGCTGGATGGCCGACGTCGTCGAGGTCCGCCAAGACACGAACGGAAACATCCGTCCCGTCAAACCCGACCGGCTCAAGAGCTCGAAGCGGATCGACGGGATCGTGGCCGAGATCATGGCGATCGAGCGCGGGATGCGCGGCCAGAAGAAGCGGACCGGGACTTTCGGCAGCGAATAGGGAGGTTGCGTGCCGCGTCAACGACTCGAGCCGGGCTCGCCGCAGTGGTGGGTCGAGCGGCTGGACGTTCAGCTCAAAGAGCGCCGCGGGCGCATCGAAAGATACGACGCGTACTACCGCGGTGAACACCGTCTCGCCTTCGCGACGGAGAAGTTCCGCAAGGCCTTCGGCTCGCTGTTCGAGGAGTTCGCCGACAACTGGTGCGAGCTGGTGGTCGACGCCGTCGACGAGCGCCTGGACGTTGAGGGCTTCCGGATCCCGACTGATGATCCGAACGACGAGGATCCGCAGAAGGCCGACGCCGATGCGTGGGAGATGTGGCAGCGCAATCGTTTGGATGCCGAGTCGCAGATGGGCCACGTCGAGGCGCTGATCGGCGAGCAGAGCTACGGGCTCGTCTGGTTCGGCGAGCAGAAAAAGGGCTGGCCGACGATCACGATCGAGCATCCGAACGAGATGATCGTCGAAGAGTCCGCGGAGAACCGGCACGTTCGCGCCGCGGCGCTCAAGCGGTGGAGCGACGGCAGCACCGAATTCGCGACGTTGTACTTGCCGACGGAGATCTTCAAGTTCGAGCGCTCGGCGAAGCGCCGGCCGAACGCCGAGACGCGGTGGGTTCAGCGCGAGATTGCGAACGAACAATGGCCGTTGCCCAATCCGCTGGGCGTTGTTCCGGTCGTTCCGCTCCCGAACCGGCCGCGACTGCTCGCGCCCGGCGAATCGGAGCTGCGCAAAGTCGTTCCGTTGCAAGACGCGACCAACAAGCTCGTCGCCGACATGATGGTGGCGAGCGAATACACCGCGTTTCGCCAGCGCTGGGCGACCGGCCTCGAGCTTCCGAAGGATCCCGAGACGGGAAAGCCGATCGAGGGCTCGTTCAAGCAGGCGATGGACCGCTTTTGGTATTCGGATTCCGAAAACACGAAGTTCGGCGAGTTCGAGGGCACCGATCTGCAGCGCTACGTCTACGCGATCGAGATGCTCGTGCAACACATCGCCTCGCAAACGCGAACCCCGCCGCACTACTTCTACCTCAAGGGATCGTTTCCCTCGGGAGAGTCGATCAAGAGCGCGGAGACGGGCCTCGTGGCGAAGACGCGCCGCAAAGCCCGCTACTTCGGTGAAGGATGGGAAGAGATCATCCGGCTCGGCTTCAAGACGATGGGTGACAAGCGCGCAGATGCCTTCGCGCTGGAGACGATCTGGGCCGATCCCGAAAGCCGGACCGAGGGCGAGCACATCGACGCCGTGCTCAAGCGCCAGGCGCTCGGCGTGCCGCTCGAGCAGCTCTGGGAAGACGCCGGCTACACGCCGCAACAAATCGCACGCTTCAAGCAGATGCAGGCCTCGCAAGCGCTCTTCGGCGATCAGCTCGTCGCCGGCCTGCAAAGCTTCAACGCCGATTTGCCGGTGGGTGCCGGCGCCGGCGGCGAGTGATGGCGGCGCGCGCCGAAAGCTTGCGCGTCACCGACGCCTATCGCGCCCGCCTGATCGGGATGCGAGACGGCGCCGTACGAGCGCTCGTGCTCGGATGGCAGAACGTCACCATCGCCGATCTCGATCGCAGCTTCGCGCGCTTTATCGAACCGGCGCAGACGCTGGTCGCCGGCGCGCAGCGCCAAGCCGTGACGCTGAGCGATTTGTATCTCGCAGCGTTCATCTCGAGCGAGCTGCGCCGCGACGAGTCGCCAATCGGGATCGATCCCAACAACTATGCCGGCAAGACGCGCGACGGCCGGGCTCTGATCGCCGTGCTCGCGCCGGCGCTGTACGCGATCAAGATCGCGATCGTGCAGCGGCGGCCGCCCGAGCAGGCACTCGCTTCCGGGCTCTCGCGCGTGGTCCGCACTGCTCGCACCGAAGTGATGGACGCCGGCCGCATGGCGCTCGCCGATGCGATGCAAAGCGACGATCGCATCAAGGCGTACCGGCGCGTCACGCACTCCAAGCCGTGCGGCGCGTGTCTCGCGCTCGCCGGCGGCACGCGAGCGACGAACAAGGCGCTCGAGATCCACGCGAGCTGTCGGTGCACGGCCGAGCCGGTCGTCTCCGGCGTACCGGACAGCGTGAAGCGGCCTCGAGGTCGCGATCTGTTCGCTGCGCTTTCCAAGGCCGAGCAGGACGCGCTGTTTGTCGGCACCGGCGGAGAGGCGAAGGCAGACCTCATCCGCCAAGGCGCCGTCGAGCTCGCCGATCTGGTGAAGCGTGAATCCCATCCGGACTGGCCGAGCACCGTAACCGAGCGCCCGCTGGCCGAGCTCGTCGTCATTTCCGGCTAGGAAAATTCTCCTACTCGAAAAATGTTCGAGTAGCTCACAGTCGCTAAACACCGCGGGCAAGACGCGGGGCGCGTGACCGCGGACCCAGCGGCGGGCCGCACGTTCGGACGCGGTCGCGCTCCGTCCACAAACCAACGTTTCACCAACGCCGGCGCGACGCCGGAAGAAAGGAGTTCGCGCGATGCGAACCGATCTCGTTCTCGACGATCCGATTCTCGTCGGACCACGTTGGATCTTCGCCGACGGCACGTCGTTTTTTGCAGTCTCCGGCGGCGCGCCCGCCGATGACGATGATGACGACGACCTCGACGACGATGATGACGATGACGACGATGATGACGACGATGCGGGCTCGAAGAAGAACAAGAAGAAGCCCGACGAGGACGACGACAAGCTCGGCGCCAAGGGCAAGAGAGCTCTGATCGCCGAGCGCACGGCACGGCGCGAAGCCGAAAAGCGTGAACGAGCTGCAGAACGGGCACGCAAAGCCGCCGAGGAACGCGTCGCCGAGCTCGAGCGCAAGGCGAAGCGTGCAAAGAAGAAGCCGGCGCCCAAAGACGACGACAAGGAACCAGAGGTCGACGTCGAGGAGATCCGCGCCGAGGCCGAGAAGAAAGCTCGCGACGAGATCTTGGCCCGCGCAAACAGCCGGCTGGTGAAGGCAGAGCTGCGTTCGCGCGCTGCGACCAAGCTCGCCGATCCCGAAGACGCCGTTCGCTTGATCGATCTCGACGAATTCGAGGTCGACGATGACGGCGACTTCAAGAAATCGACGCTGTCCGCGATGGACGAAGCGATCGAGGAGCTCCTCGAGAAGAAGCCCTATCTGGCCGCCGAAACCAACGGCGACGGCGGCAAGTCCACGACGAAAAAGACGCGTGGCAAGGTCGATCAAGGCGCTCGAGGTGGCAAAAGCAAGGACAACGAAGAGATCAAGCCCGGTCCGGATCGCGTGCGCCGCGCGCTCGACCGCGCATTCAAAGACAAATAAGCGGTCGGCGCTGATGGCGTCAGGCCGGAGGAGGAGAACATGGAAATTAAGGCTTTCCTTCCCCCCAAGCCGCGGATCGTGACGCTTCCCGGTGTGCTTGCGCGTGAGCGCAGCATGCGGGCGCGCCTCAGCCGCGCTTGGAACCGGATCCTCGCCGATCAGCTCGGCGCGGTGACCTTGGCGCAAGCGGCAGTGTTGTCGCAAGACGATCTGCAGCAAGGCGTCATCGAAACGTTCATCCTCGAGTCGGCGGTGCTGGATCAGGTCCCGCTCGAGGAGATCGAAGGCAACGCGTTCGCGTACAACGAAGAGACGACGTTGCCGGGCGTGGAGTTCCGAGCCGTCAACTCTTCGTTCGCCGAGTCGACGGGCGTCGTGTCGCAGAAGACGGAGTCGTTGGTGATCCTCGGTGGGGACGCCGACGTCGACCGGTTCATCCAGCGCACCCGTTCGAATCTGAACGACCAGCGCGAAACGCAGCTGCGTCTGAAGATCAAGGCGGCCGTCCGCAAGTACCAGGACACGTTCGTCAACGGCGACGTCGCCGTGGATGCGAACAGCTTCGACGGTCTCAAGAAGCGTCTCACGGGCAACCAAGTCGTCGACGCCGCGGCAAACGGGCTCGGACCCGTCGCCGGCGGCCACGCGTTCCTGGACGCCCTCGACGAGGCGCTCGGTCGCGTCGACGGAGCGCCCGATGCGCTCTACATGAACAAGGCCATTCGCACGAAGATGGCCGCCAGTGCGCGCCGGCTCGGCTACTACGAGTCGACGCGGGACGAGTTCGGCCGCAAGGTCGAGTTCTACAACGGGATCCCAATGCTGGATATCGGCCAGAAGGGCGACGGAACCGACATCATCCCCTTCACCGAGACTCAGGGCACCGCGACGAACGCATCGTCGATCTACGCGGTGAAGTGGTCCGACGCGGAGAACATCCCCGGCGTCATGGGGTTGTTCAACTCGCCGAAGGACGACGGGGATCCGATCGCGGTCGACATCTTCGACCAGCTCGAGTCCAAGCCGTCGTCGCGGATCCGCATCGAGGCATACATCGGCATGGCGGTCTTCGGCAAGGGCGCGGCGCGTCTGCGCGGCGTGCTGAACGCGTAAGAAACAAACGGGGACCGCGACGGACCCCAGAAGGGAGCACACGATGGCAAGCGGCCAGAAAGTCGCGCGACGCGAGGTCAAACGCGACTCCAAACCATCGGCGCTCGTGCTGCCGGTCAGGCATCTCACCGGCTGTCCGAAGTCACGCGTCGAATCCTTCCATGCAATTCAGCCCCCTCGGCCGGCGCGAGGCCTTGCCGAGCAACCGATCACGATCACTCGCTGCATCGAGTGCGGCGAGCAGACGGCTCGGCTCGGGCGTTTGTGGGAGGGCGACAAGATCCCGAAAGAGGAGGTCCTCTTAGATGGCGAAGAAGAAGACTGACGCCGCGGCCGCCGAGCCCGATGAGCTGTCGGGCGAAGGCGTCGGCGCATCACACGAGAAGCACTCGTTCGCCGGCGAGCACACCGAAGGCGGTGTGACCACGCGAGACGATGCGACCGATCTGGGCGTGCCGATGCAGCCGGGATCTCCGGACGAGCCGGTCGGTCCCGAGGACGCGCTCGGCGAAGGTCCCAAGCGGGGCGACTACCGCGACCGGATCGGGCCCAAGGGCTACGAGCCGCACGAGGTCGTTCCGGCGGATCCGGAAGAGACCGGCGGCGCGACGGCTAAGGCCGTGAAGCAGCGGCCGCGGGCCGAAGACATCGGCGACGCCGAAGGCCTCAAAGGCGGAGTCCAGACGCGCGAAGCGACCGGACGCCGCAAGCGCCGCTGATTCCTGCGGAATATCGAGCAATTAAATAATTCAGGAGGACGCCATCGCAGGCGTCCGGAAGGGAGCAGCGTGGCCAAGCGTAATTCGAAGGGCCGGTTCGTCGCGTCGAAGCGTCGCTCGAGTACGAAGCGTCGTTCACGCAGCACGCGCCGGCGCGCCGGAACGCGGCGCAGATAATCGCTGTGGACCGGGTCGGTCTCGGCGGCGTCATCACGCGCCCGGCGACATTTACCAATGGTGCCGGGGCCCTGGTCGACCCGGTCGATCCACTCATCGCGATTTTCGATCCGCAACAAGTCCAAGTTCTGGCGCCGGTGGCGCCCGTTCGCGATGGCCTCGGCCTGTATCACTACGATTACGCCGTCGACGCCGCGGCGCCGATCGGCGTGTGGCGGGACCACTGGACGGCGACGGTCGACGACGCGCCGATCGCCGCGGATTCGTTCTTCGAGGTCACGCCGGCGGGCTCGATCATCTTCGGATCCGCCGGCTATCCGCGCCCGAGCGAGCTCGGCCTCATCGTCAAGAAGCGGATCAACGACGACGACCCGCACGCGCAGCTGTTGATCGATCTCGCCTTCGGCGCGATCGTCGGCTGGTCGGGCCAAGCGATCCGGCAAGTTCTCGACGACACCGTCACGCTGGTCGCCTCGCCGGGTGAGCCGCTGTGGTTGCCGCAGCGACCCGTCTTCAACGTCTCGGCCGTCGAGATCGATGAGATCGTTCTCGACACGGACGCCTACGCGTGGAACCGGGGCGGCAAGCTCCTCGGAGCGTTCTCCGCCTATCCCGGCACTGAGGTCCTCGTCACCTACAGCCACGGATTCGCCAAGATCCCGGATTCGGTACGCGGTGCGACGCTGACGGTCGCCGCACGGATGTACCGCAACCCGGCCAATCTCATTGGTGAGACGATCGCCGGCTACAACGCGCAGTTCCGCGCCGGCGGCAACGAGCTCACCGCGTTCGAGAAAGATCAGCTCGCGTTCTTGAGATGGGGATCGGGAACGGCTTCCTGATCGCCTCGAGCAAGGAGAAACGATCGATGCCCGTACTCGAGTTGCACAAGATCGCCGACAAGAGCGGCACGGCGCCGGCCGAAGGCGAACCGTGGCCTTTGCGCCACGTTGAGCTGCACTCCGCGCTCCCGCCCACACACGTGTTTTCAGATCAGTACGTGCACCAAGCCATCGCCGAGGGCTGGATGGAGTTCACCGGAAAGCCGCTGAAATACAAGGTTCATCCCGATCCCGGCGGCGAGTTCCGGTTCGCGTCGCCGCAGACGCTCAGTCTTCCCGGCGACCAGATCGTGCTGCACCTGGTGCGCGAGGGCGAAGAGATCGACGTCGTCTACCGGATCACCGAAGGTCCTGTCCCGCGTGGTTTCCGGATCGAAGACGACGACGAGCCGACCGGGTTTCGTTCCACGCACGAATACCGCGTCGCGCTGGAGGGCTGAGCCGTGGCGGATATCGTTTTCAACATTGCGAAGGGCGCAGCCGCGGAGAAGGTCCGCGACGACGCCACGAAGATCGGCGTGCTGCTTCTCAAGGTCGCCGAATCCGACGCAGCATTGCGCGACCGGACGACGGTCACCGACGTGCTGGTGGGCAACACCGAGGCCAACTTCACGAACTACGCGCGCAAGACCGCGATCACCGCGACGCTGACGGTCGACCAAACGAACGACCGCGTCGATCTGGACATCCCCGATCAGACCTACACCGCGGCCGGCGGCGGCGTGAACAACAACCTCGTCAAAGCGATCACGTTCTACGACGAAGGTGGAACCGACGGCACGCGCGTGCCGCTGACCGGTCACGACTTCGCCGTAGCTACCGACGGCTCGGACGTCACCGCGCTGGTGAACGTCTTCTATCGCGCGGCCTGAGAGCCCATGCTTCGCGGTCCCGGGTGGGGAATGGCCTGGGGCCATTGGTGGGCGCTGCAGTGGGGACGAGACCGTCTCGGCGTCGGTGTGCACGTCGAGCTTCGCCGGCGCACCGGCTCCGACGCGGAGCCGTACGGGCCCTACGTCGACCTGCACCTGCCCGGCTTCGTGTTCAGCATCGGCCGCAATCCGATCTACGCCGGCGAGCTGGACCTGATTCGTTCGTTCTCGCGCGGAGGCCTTCGTGGCTAGCCTCACCGTTGCAGCCGATCGGCACACGATCGTTACGACGGGCTGGACGAACCCCGCGAACGCGTACGGCACCGTTACCAACGGCGTCTACGCGACGGCCGTGCCCGGCAAGAACGCGACCGTCAACGGCGACTTCGGCTTTCCGGCGCTGAACATTCCGCCGGGATCGGTCATCACCGCGGTCCAGCTGAACATCGATTGGAAGATGGACGCGGCCGTCACCGGCGCGACGCTGGGAATCCAGGGACGCAACAACAACGTCGCGGACTCCAGCGCCGAGACCGTGAAGACGACGATCGCCGAGGCGGTCTCGACGTTCTTGTTCGGAACGATTCCGAGCCTGGCAGATCTCAAGACCGCGGGTCGCGTCGTCGCGCGCGTTCGTTGCACGAAGGGCAACACGACAAACGCTCTGACGGGCTCGGTCGACTTCGTGTCGATCACCGTCACCTACACGCCTCCGAGCTGGGCGACCGGCGCCGAGACGGATTCGGCCAGCGCCGCCGGACGCACAAAAAGCAAATCGATCGGCGTAGGGCCGGAAACGGATTCGGCTCTCGCAGCGGCCGCTCGAAAATCTCGGTCCCTGGGGATCGCAGCTGAGTCGGACTCTGCGACCGCGTTGGCCCGGGCGAAAGCCCGGAGCATCGCACTCGCAGTTGAATCCGATGCTGCTCTGGGGATCTCGGCCAGCCGCGTTAAGGCGATTGCCGCAGCGGTGGAGTCCGACACCGCCACCGCGATCGGGCATGCAACGAGCAAGGCGCTTACTGCGGCGGTTGAATCCGACAGCGCGCAGAGCATTTCCGCATCGAAGACTCGCGCGATCGGCCGTGGCGAAGAAAGCGATATCGCCGAACCGGTCGACGTCGTTCGGAGCGCTACGCTCGGACTGCCTACGGAAGTCGACAGCGCCGGCGCTTTCTCGATCGGCGCGGCGAGGCCGATCGGCGTTGCCGGCGAGCTCGATACGGCGCCCGCGGTCTCAGCCTCGAAGCGACTGGTCGTTGCGCCGGCAACGGAGCTCGATGCCGCGCCGCAGCTGAGCGCCCACAAGACCTTCACGCTCGTCGAAGCGATCGAGTCCGACGTCGCGGCCGCGATCATTTCCGCGAAGGGACGCACCCTCGAGGCTGCTCTCGAGAACGACCTCGCCGGCTCGTTCGCATGGACGAAGACTCGGTCGTTGGCCGCCGCGGTCGAGATCGACTTGGCCGGCTCGTTCTCCGGCGCTTTGAACATCCCGATCGGAACGGCAACGTCGGTCGAGATCTCGGCGCCGATCACCTGGACGAAGCGCCAAGAGCTCGCCGGCGCGATCGAGTCCGATACCGCGGCAGGCTGGTTGCACGCGATCGCGAGAGTTTTGGGAATCGCCCTCGAGATCGACCAGGCACGAGCGATCGTCCCACAAGTTCCCGAACCGCCGACCACGTTGCTCGTCGGAACCGTCGATTCGGAGGTCGCGCGCGTCATCACGTCCGCGCTGCCACCTTTCGGCACGTCCGACGTCGTGCTCGATGACGGACGGCGCCAATCTGCCGCGGCGCCGGCGCCGCTTTCGTAGAGGAGCTCGCGTGAGCCTGCGTCCCGACTTCTTCATCAAACGCGGCGACCGGTTACCGGCGCTGCAGACGACGCTGCTCAACAACGGCGCCCCGATCGATCTCGAGGGACTGACCGTGCGGTTCAAGATGCGACGTGCCTTCGGTGGCTCGCTCCGCGTCGACGCAGCGGCACAGATCGTCAATCCGCCCGGCAATGACGGGATGGTGCGGTACGACTGGGCTGCCGGCGACACGGACATCCCGGGTTGGTACGAATCCGAGTGGGAGATCCAGTTCGACGACGGCAAGACACTCTCGGTTCCCAACGACCGCTTCGACGTCATCGCGGTCCTGAGTGACGTTTCCTGATGGCGATCGAAGACTTGATGCAGATCCCCGTCGTCATCGTCTCTCCGGTGCTCGGCGAGCTCGACGAGTACAACACGCCGGACGAGAGCGCCTTGAGCCGGCGCCAGTACGACGGATGGCTGACGCAGACGACCGCGACCGAGCTGCGGGGCGACCGGCAAACCGAAGTGATCCAAGACGTGTTGTTTCTGCCCGGCGACGCCGTCGTGGAGGCGACGGACCGCATCGAGGTCGACGGCAAGACGTACGAGATCATCGCCGAGCCACTGCGCGCACGCCGGCCGCAGGAACCCGACGAGATCCATCACATCGAAGTCCGGCTCCGGCGAATCGAGGCGTGATGGCCAAGGCTGAGATCAAGATCGAGTTCGCTCCGAACTTCACGCGCGAGTTTGCGGCGCTTCCCTCGATGGGGATCGCCGCTGAGGGCGTCGCCAAGATCATCGCGAGTCGCGCGCAAGAGAGCGCGGCTTTCGAGCGCATCGCCGACGCGATCGACACGACGCACGGGCTCACCAAGGACGGCCAAATCGCGCGCGTCAACTCGAACGACTGGATCTCGCATTTCTGGGAGTACGGGACGTCGCAGCACGGACCACGCCCGTTCATGGGAACGGCGCCCTCGGGAATTCCGGGGCTGGAAGTGCGAGAGGAGAGGAGGGGCAAGTGAGCGAAAAGATCGCGATCGTGCTGTCGCATCCCTGGGAGGAAAACACCGTGGGCGACCGCCTGGAGCTCGACAAGGACGAGGCGCAGCGACTCGTCGGCGCCGGCTACGCGCAGTACGCGACCAAGAACGACGCAAAGTCGGCCGGTGCGCCCGAATCCCAAGCACGGACGACGAAGAAGGCCTGAAGGTGGATCCGCCGGTCCAGCCCGACATCGAAGCACGCTCGATCGCGTTCCTCGCTGCGTCGGCGGACTTGCAAGTCTTGATCGAGGAACGCGTGTTTCGCGCGCTGCCCAATCCCGCAACGTATCCGCTCATCACATTGTTTCAGCTCGACGCCGAGGCGATCGTTGAGGACCGGTTGTACCGGCACCGGTTGCAAATCACGTCGTGGGCCGATCGCAAGAAGACTGCGTACGACGTCGCCGCAACGGCACTGCGCGTCATCCACGATCTCGTCGGCGTGAGACAGGACGCGTTCGTCTCCGACGTTTCCGACGAATCGGTTTTGCAGTGGGCGCCGGATCCACCGACGGACCGGCCCAGGTATATCTCGCGCGTCGGTGTCGTCGCGCGTCCGCTGCCTTGAAGGAGGAGCGATGACTCAAACCGCAACACAGGTTCGCGTCGGCGCGAACGGCAAGTTCGTCGTCGCCCCGGTTGGAACGGCCGCCCCGGTCAATCCGACGTCGGCGTGGGGCGCCGGCTGGATCGACCTCGGTTACTCGACGAAGGACGGCGCGACACTTCGCGATTCACGAACCATGGAAGAGATCACGGTCTGGCAACAGATGGAGGCCGTCCGGCGCATCGTGACCGGCAAGGCATTTCGCATCGCGACCAACTTGCGTCAGTGGAACAAGGACACCATCACCTTCGGATTCGGTGGCGGCACGATCACGTCGCCCGCGGCCGGCGTGTTCAAGTACGTTCCGCCGGCACCGGAGTACATCGACGAGCGCGCGGCCGGGCTGGACTGGCTCGACGGCATTTACCACTACCGGTTGATCATCCCGCGCGGGACGGTCTCCGAAGGTGTCGAGACGAAGCTCGCGCCGACCTCCAACGCCGAGCTCCCGATCGCGTTCGACGCGCTCGGCTCCGCTGGCGTCGACACGTGGTACTTCTACACCGACGACCCCGCATTCGATCCAGCGGCCTAGAACCGTCTTTGCGGTTCCAATCGAAAGGGTGAATAACGTTGCAAGTCTTCGACCTCGACGCCGTACGTGCAGCGAAAGACGAAGTCGCACCAGAGCCGAAGTGCATCGTGTATCTCGGTCGCAAGTGGATGCTGCCGGCCAAGGCGCCGAGCCGCCTCGTCGTCGACTTCACCGAAGGACGCGTCGGGCCCGGGATGCGCAAGTTGCTGGACTGGGACGAATGGGTTGGCGACGACGAAGACACCATCAGGCACTTCCAAGCCGATGAGTTCTTCGATCTGACCGACACCGATCAGATGCTCGAGTTTCTCAATGCGGCCGCTGATCTTTACGGGCTGAGCCTGGGGAAACCCTCGGCCTCGAGCAATCCATCGCCGAACACTTCGAGGCGCTCGAGGCGGACTTCCAACGGTTCTACTGGCTCGACCTCCGGCAAGCGCTCTGGGGCGAAGAACCCGAGCCGCCCCGCCGACTCCGAGCCTTAATCGAGCGGCTGCCGCGCCAGTCGGCGTTCGTTGCGGAGACCCAACCGGAACTCGCCGAATGGGGACCGGTCGAAGAGCTCCTCGCGCAGCTGGTCGAGGTTCTCGATTTCTCGAACCGGCTGTTCTACATGGCCAACGCAGGCGAGGACTCGCCGCCGGTCTGGGAGCCCTACCACATCCCCCGGCCCGGTGAAGAGATTCCGGCGGAATCAGAGCCGGCGATGTCGAGCAAGGAAGATCTCGTCCGGTTTTTCGGCAAGGGCCCCAATGTCTTTTACGTGCCCAAGGAGAAGCCATGGCCCTCAAAGCCGGAACTGTCTTCTTCGACGTCCGACCGAACCTCGAAGGCTTCGAGAAAAACCTCGGCGACTCCGTCAAAGGCGCGACCGAGCGCGTCAGCGGCCGGCACCTCGAAGCGGTCTCGAAAAAGTTCACCAGCGTCGGCAAGAAATTCTCGCTCGCCGTCACGACGCCGCTCATCGGGCTCGGCGCCGTCTTTCTCAACGCCGGCAGCGACCTCAACGAATCGATCTCGAAAGTCAACGTCGTCTTCGACAAGTCGGCGCCGGTAATCCAGAACTGGTCCAAGACGGCCGCGACGTCGATGGGCATCAGTCGTCAGGAGGCCCTCGAGGCAGCCGGCACGTTCGGCAACTTGTTCCGCGCGATGCAGATCGGGGTGAAGCCGGCCGCGGACATGAGCACGAAGATCGTGGGGCTGGCCGGCGACCTCGCATCGTTCAACAACGCGAACCCACAAGAAGTACTCGACGCGCTGCGCTCCGGGTTGGTGGGCGAGACCGAGCCACTCCGGCGGTTCGGCGTCAACATCAACCAGGCGCGCCTGGAAGCCGAGGCGCTGTCGCTCGGTCTCGCGAAATCCAACGTCGACATGGTCAAGCTGCGCGCGACGCAGATCAAGGCTAGTGAGGCATCGCGGGATTACGCGATCGCGGTCAAGAAGCACGGCAAGGACTCGCTCGAGGCGGCCAAAGCCGAGAACGTGATGGCGGCCGCCAACGGCGCGGTTCAGAAAGCGCTCAAGGGCCAGAAGGTCGAGCTCACCGCGGCGCAGAAGGCCCAAGCCGCGTACTCGCTGATCATGAAAGACACGAAGCTCGCGCAAGGCGACTTCGCGCGCACGAGCGATGGGGTGGCGAACAAGCAGCGCATCGTCGCGGCCCAATTCAAGGACACCGCGGCCGCGCTCGGGACGCAACTGCTGCCGATCGCGCAGAAGTTCCTCGGCTTTCTCTCCGGCCTGTTTACTGCCTTCCAAAAGATCGGACCGGTGGGACAACGCATCATTCTCGTCGTGATCGGCTTCGCCGCGGCGATCGGCCCGATGCTCATTCTCATCGGCAAGGCGATCCAGCTGTTCCAGTTCTTCCAAAAGGCGATCCTGTTCGTGCGCTTCGCCTTCTTCGCGCTCAGCGCGAATCCGGTGTTCCTCATCATCGGAGCGGTCGTCGCGCTCGGCGTCGCGTTCGTGGTCCTGTGGAAGAAGTCCGAGACGTTCCGCGACATCGTGCGCGGCGTCTTCCACGTTCTGCAGCGCATCATCGGCACGGCCGTCGGCGTGATCGTCGGCTACTTCCGCCTGATCCTGAACATCTGGCTCTCGGTCGCCGGCGGGATCCTGCACGCGGCCGCGATCGCGTTCGGATGGATCCCCGGTATCGGCGGCAAGCTGCGCAGCGCCGATCGCGCGTTCACCAACTTCAAGAACGGCGTGCTCGCGACGCTCGAGGACGTGTCCAACAAGGCGATGGGTTGGGGCAAGGCCGTCGGCAATCAATATGCCGCCGGAATCAACAACAGCTACTCGCGCGTCCAGGCGGCCGCGCACGGCATGGCGAACATCCCGGCGCGGTACCTGCGCACGGCGTCGCCGGCGGAAGCTGGACCGCTCTCGCTCGCCGGCGGTCCCGAGGGATGGGGCCAGCGTTTCGCGACACTGTTTGCAAGCGGCGTGGAGCGCTCGCTGCCGGTGGTGGCTTCCCGGACTGCCGCGCTCGCGCGCACGGCCTCCCTGGAGCATCTGACGCCGCGCGTAGCGCGCAGGGGACCGGTGCTCGCCCTTGCCGGTGCAGGCGCGCGCGGAGGCGACGTCTACGACATCGACGTGCACAACCCGGCTCCCGAGCCGGCGAGCGCCTCGATTCATCGTGAGCTTCGCCGGAATCGCTTGATGAAGGACCGTTGATGCTCATCACGCAGTCGGAGTATCTCGAGGTCGACGGAACGCCGCTGTCCACGCCGGCCTGGGAGGTCACCGATCTCTCTCAGATGTACGAGACGCCGGAGAATCGCGGCGAGGACGAGGCCGTGCCGTATCACGAAGGCATGCAACCGCGCCGGCGCATCATCGGCACGAAGCACGTGATCCTGCCGATCTTCATCTACGGCGGCGAGGATCCCGACGGAGCGAGTTACGCCAACGCGCGTGCAGGTTTTCAAGCCAACACGGATCTTTTGAAGCGTTTAGTGCTGAAGCCCGTGCAGAAGGGCAACGGCACGCGGACGCTTCGTCACCATCTTCCGGATGGATCCGTGCGGGCCGGCGCTGGTCGAGTGCTCGGACCGTTCTCGCCGGCGCCGGTCGGCCCGAGCTCCGCGCGAGGCACGGTCGACGTCGTCATCCCCGGCGGAGTACTTCGCGATGAAGTTGCCACCGAAGCGGTTCTCGCGCTGACCGGAGCCGCGACCGATCTCGTCGTCGAGCATCCCGGAACGGCCGATCAATTCGAAGTGTTTCTCGAGCTCGCGGGAACGTGCACCGCATTGCGCATCGAGAACCGGACGTGGGATCCAACCGGCGACACGTTCCTGGAGTTCAACGGCGCGCCGGCGCCGGGCGCGGTGATCGACGCCGGTCTATGGACTGCCGTGCGCGACGGCGCATCGGTCGTCGGGCTCATCAATCACGGCGGCCACGAGCGATGGCTTCCGCTCGAGCCGGGCGACAACACGCTCCGCTTCATTCCGACCGGCGGCACGGTCTCAGCGACCGTTTCGCATTACGCCCCGTATCTGTGAGGTCCGCGATGGCCAAAAAGAAAGCGGCAGAGCATCCGACGCACGAGCCTGGCCAATGCTGGCCGCCAGGTATCGACGTCGCCGAATCCAACGATTGGACGTGCCCCGAAGACGGGGCTCGTTTCTTTTTGGACCGCGAGGAGAGCACCTGGTGGCCCGAGGATCTGTGGGACGAGCACCTGGCTGCGCGCGTTGACGAGCAGAAGCGCAAACCACGAAACGTGAAACGTGGTTCACGAAAAGGCGGCCGCCGTGCATGAGCTCTGGACGCCTCGCTTGATCACCGATCCGATCCTCGTCGGCAATCGTTGGGTCTTTCCCGACGGCTCGTCGGTCTTCGCAATCTCCGGTGGTGCCGGTAACTACGTCGACGTGCCCGAGCACCGGATGGCGTATCACCGTGACGGAACGGCCGTCGTCGACATCACCGCGGGCAGCGTGATCACGGAGCTGACCGGCGTCGAAAAAGCAAACATGAACGATGAGAGTGACGCCACGGCGTTCGTGACGTCCAACAGCAAGCTCGCCATGATCTTTCCGCAGCTGCGCGACATCGCGGCCTATTTCGCGGCGGGCGATAACGGCTTTAGCCTGGACGCTTTGAAGAAATCGGCCGACACAACCAACGGCGTCGACGGAACCTGGGTCACCATCATTGCCAACTGGGCGCGGTCCGGCGTCACGTCACCGAACTACCGCACGGCCATCCAGAGCATCTCTGCTACCGGCGTCAAGGCGCTGCGCTGGGAGTTTTCCGGCGGTGCGTACCCGCTGAACTTCAAAGCGCTTCACGTCTACGGCAATTACACGGCCGGCCAAGCGAGCTTTCTCAAACTCTGGCGCCCCTCCAGCGCCGCGTTCGGGGAGCCGATCGGAGACTTCGAAGCCGGCGGCGCGTTCTTCGACTTTGGCGATGTGCCGCGGTCCTCGAGCACCGATCGCAAGTTTCGCGTGAAGAACACCGCGGCCGCGCTGACGGCGAACAACGTCAACGTCAGCATCGGGGCGTTGACCGACACCGCGCCGAGCGTTCCGGGTCAGTATCTGTTCTCCACCGACGGCGTGAATTTCTTTGCCAACATCAACATCGGCAACCTCGCTCCCGGTGCGCTTTCGGCGAACCTTTGGGTCCGTCGCACGACGCCGGCGAACGCGGTGTTCGGCCTGTGGACTGCTCTGATCGTTGCCGCTGCCGGAAGCTGGACGTGATGGCCGATGCACGCGAGGCATACGGCTACGTCGACGAAAACGTCGGGGTCCTTGTCGTCGATGCCCGCGAATCTTATGGGTACGTCGACGAGAGCGCCGGTCCGGCATCGGGTGATCGCCTCGAGGGGTACGGCTACGTTTATGAGAACGTCGGCGTCTCGCTGATCGACGCGCGTGAGGCGCACGGGTACGGCTACTGGGGCGACGTCTCAGCGAACACGCCCGTGCCGCACATCTGGTACCTCCGGCCGAATTACGGTCGCGAGGGTTGGGAATCACGCGCCGTCGGGCATGGTTTCGGCGCGACGCAGGCGACGTACGCCGGCCAGATTCTTCTCAACGCGCTCGCTGGTGGGATCGTGCAGTGGCACCGAGTCGATGCGCTTGCCGGCCGTCCCGATCCGGATCCCGATCGACAGATCATCCCGGACGATGACGTGGCGACGCCCGAGCACCAAGAGATCCGCTGGACGGTGCCCGCCGGCGGCGTAAGTGGAGTCGTCAAGGTCACGACGAACGGACCGTAATCATGGTGCTGCTGCGCACATCCAATGCGGTCCAGTTCACCGTTCTCAGTTCGCAGCCTGTTACGCGCACGGGGATCGAACTGCGGATCCACGATGGTCAAAACCCCGAGACGCTGATCGACATCCTGCCGCGTGCTCGCAATCGTCAGTGGCAGGAGCCGCTTGGCGATACCGGCAGTGGCTCGTTCGACATCTCCGAGCTCGACCCGAAGCTCGTGGCCAATCCCGAACTTCTGGACTACGGCAATCTCGTCCGCTGCTACCTCGACGGCGTGCACCGCTTCACCTGGGTCATCGAACGTAAGAAGGCGACGAAGGTCAACGACGCCGAGGATGGCGGCCGCCTACTGCACGTCGAAGGCCGCGGCAACCTTTCCGTTCTCGAGCACGCGCTCATCTATCCGGCCGGCGGCGTCACCGGAGCGGGCACGGAGCGCGCCTTCACCGACGAGCACGCAGGCTTCATCTTGCGGACGCTCGTGGGCGAGGCGAAGGCGCGCGGTGCTCTCCCGGCTGTCACGACGGACTTCACCGACGACGCGGACACGAACAGCGTTCCGCTCTCGGTCCCGATCTCCAACGCCTACGGTGTCGGCAGTGATCTTCTCGCCCTCACGCGACAGCTGGCTGAGCTCGCAGTCGACGTTCGAATGTCACCGGTCTTCGCTCTGGAGATTTACGAGACACTCGGAGTCGATCGCACGCTGCAGACGGCCGACATCGCGCCGGTCATCCTCGAGCCCGCGAAAAACATTCGGGGTCTCGAGATCGAGAGTGAAGGACTCATCAAGAACACACTGTTGATCCAAGCACCCACCGGATTTCAGGAACGTAGCCACGCGACGAGCATCGGACGCTACAGCCGGCGCGAGGCCTTTCTGGCCGCGACGAACGCGCAGGATCTGGATCAGATCACTCGAACGGCCGACGCGACGTTTCGCTCGCACGCGCTTCCGCAAGACGCGATCGCGATCACGATCTCCGACTTCGACGCGCACCGGCCCTACGTCGACTTCGATCTCGGTGACTATGTGCTTTCGCCGGGCCCCGATGGGGCGCTCACCAAGTACCGCGTGCGCGCGCTCACGGTGTCCGAAGACGAGGTCGGCAACCCGATCTTCATCCCCGAGCTCAACACGCTCATTAAGGAGCTCGAGGAGCGCTTCCAGCGCTGGCTGAAGCGAATCGGCGACGGAACGCTCGGCGGTGACGCCGCGAACCTCTCGAGCGATCCTGTGAGCTCTACGACGGTCTCTACGATCGACGCGAAGATCGCGCAGCACCTGGCGACGTCGCCGCACTTCGATGAGCTCAGCGATCTCCTGGATGTCGACACGTCCGGCGTCGTCGACGAAGACGTTCTCGGGTTCGAGGATGCGTCGTCGCTTTGGACGCCTCGAGCCCAAGCCGCGGGCGCCGGGGGCAGCGGCTATCCACCCGGATCGTTCGACGTCAAGCCTGTCGCACCGCACGTAAAGGATGACGAATTTGATGGCTCGAGCGCTGTCGTGTGGACCAGCACGCCAACGGCGCCGACAGCGTGGGACATCGACACGACTCGCGAGGATCACGCCTATCTCAAGGCGGCGGGCGTCGGTTCGACGATCGTCGGCAAGTACCAGGCGATCCCAGCGACGCCGTTCACAGTGGTCGCGAAGCTGGCTGGCACGACGCACCGCAGCAACTATCACCGCGGTGGCGAGATCCTGCTGATCCAGAACGGAGCGGTTGGCGCGGGCTCGGCAATGGTCGGTGTCGGAGCCGTCTACGTAGACGCTTATCGAGTCCATCGCGAGTACCGGACGAACTTCGCCACGTGGAATAACGACGTCAATGTCGACATCCGTGCACCGCTGACGCCCCTGTATTTCAAGGTCATCGTGAACGCCGCGGCAAACGGGATCGATTGTTATTGGTCACCCGATGGGTGGGCGTGGCGTCCTGTCCAGGTCGGCTACGGCGTGCCGTTCACGATCGGTTACGTCGGGCTCGGATGCAACGAGGAATCGGCCGGCGGCGGCGTCGAGACGTTTTGGGATTTCATTCGGTTTTCGTGAGGCCCGAGCCATGAGGACCACAGGTGCGTTCCCCATCACGCTCCCCGTCGTGGGGTCGATTTTTGCGGTCGCAGTCACCCTCGCCGGCGCGGCCAGCATTTTCGTCGTCAAGGGGATCCGCTCGGCGCTTGAGGCCTCGCAGGAAACAGTCAAGACGTTGCTGGACGCGCGCGCGGTCGCAAAGGAGGCGCTGCTCGAGGAGCGAGCGCGGTGGGAGCTCAAGGTGGACGCGCTGCAAACGCAGGTGAAAGCGCTCGAGGAACAAGTGGCAGGACTGCGGGGGCAGATAGTCGCGGATCTCCTGGAAACCGCGAAGGAGGCTCTCAGTGCGCAAAAGAAGGCGAAGAGCGCGGCCCGACGTCGACGCGCTGGAAGCGCTCGACGAGCCTGACGTCGGGTCAAAGGTCGAGGCGATCGCTCATCTTGCGACGCACGAACGTCAAATCAGCCGGGTAACGCTCGCTCTCGCGCTGGTCTCGGTACTGGCAGCTTTATTCGCATTTCTCGTGGTGCTGGACCGAGCGGCGCTCGTCAAAGCCAACAAAGCGAAGACGCAGGCGCTGGCTCGTATCGCCGCGCTCGAGTCCGAGCGGCAAGTGCTGTTCGGGCAGCTGGCCGCCGTGATCGGGGACCCGAACGCCGTGGCCCAAGTGCTCAAGCGCCTGACGGAACTCGAAGCTGCAACCAGCGCCGATCTGACCGTCGCCGGGCCGCAAGGACCCGCCGGGTCGCCGGGCACCAAAGGTCGGGACGGCAGAGACGGTCGGGACGGGCAACCGGGCCCGCAAGGAGAACCCGGGCCAACCGGGCCGCAAGGCCCGCAAGGAGAACCCGGGCCAACCGGGCCACCGGGGCCGGCCGGCTCCCCGGCACCATCGCCGAGCCCGACGCCATGCACCTTGCCCGACCCATTTTGCCCATGAAGCTTGGCCGCCGCGTCGTCACCGGCTTTGCGATCGCGGCCCTCGTTGCCGCGACGCTTGCAACAACGAGGGCGCCCGAGCCCCGCGGATCCACGATCGCCGCTTCCCGGTCACGTCTTGACGTTGCGGCGGCGCAGACGTTCGAGCGGTTCATCGCCGGCGAACGTAGTGAGCGCGGCTTGCGGCGTCTCGTCGTTTCCGCGGACTTGTTCGACCGAGCGACGGCGCACACCATCGCGATGGCGGACGCCGGCAAGATCTTTCATTCCAGCGACGAGGCCCTGGCCGACAGCGGGCCACCGGGATCCTCGATCGGGGAGAACGTCGGGCAGATCGGCACGAGCGCGACCCGATGGCCCGAGCAGTTACACGCCAGTTTCATGGCGAGCCCGAGCCATCGCTCGATCATTCTGGATCCCGGCTGGTACCGGTTCGCGGTGGCGGTCGTGATCCGCGACGAGGTCGCCTACGTCACCGAGCTCTTCGATGACCAGCACGCGAAAGCTCCCTCGCCCGCGCCCAAGTGCTCGCCGCTGTTGCGCGTCGGGTGCAGCTACAGACTTGTTCCGTCTTAGGAGGCAGCCATGACGGCAACCGTGCCGGTGCTTTATTACGTGTGCCCGTCGCGTCGC